ATCGAAAGATTCAAGATTTAGACGTTTGCCAAATACTTTTTCAATGCTTTCGTTGATTTTATCAGCTGCTCTGTTGCTTTTAAAAAGGTCTGTTGTTCTCATAGTTTTAAGGGGTCCAGAATATATCGTATATTTATTCAGATTGTAGTCAAACTCTGTGCATGGTTTTTAGCAGTAATAGCTCGATCCCTGCTTTCGCAGTATCTAGCCCACATGATATCAGCACGATCGTGATCTTTAAGTTCCACAGCCTGTTGATATCTTGCTCTAAGAAATTGGCTGTCTTGATACCATTTGCCATACTCCTGATCTGCTCTGTATATAGCATCTGCTTGTATGGCACTAGATCTTCTTGCTAGTATATTGGCCAGAGTGATAGCCACAGCGTTTAGATAAATGTTACTGTATAACACTTCATTGCTGCGTGTAAGATGTTTCAAGGCACCTTCGCTGATGATCTTTACATCGCCCACGAGAATTCCGTCTGCTACCTTTACAGGAAGAATCGGATTTTTCTTGATTGCAGAACGCAGTGTCTGCTCTAGGCGTTTGGATAAATCAGTCATAAAAAAAGGACCTATGGTCCTTATTTAAGTTAGTATATTTGGTTAACCGAACAACTTGGTTATTGCTGAAACATGCCCTGAAGCAAATCCTACTACAGCTATGGCACCTGCGATCATATAAGTCCATTTGGCTTTGAATTTTTCTAGTTCACCGATCTTGCCAGCCAATTCATTGTGCTGTCTGCAGGATTCGTCGTGCATTTCTTTGAGTGTGAGTTTGAGATCGTTACCTGTGCGGTCCAAGCAGTCGTGCATGTCTTTCACGTCTACTTTGATGTCATCTAATTTTTCGTCTAGATTAGCGATCTGTACTTCTACCACGCTAACACGTTCTGCTACTGTAGGCATCTAGCCATCCTCATTAAAAGTTTAAGTCAAGTGCTCGCTCAGAGCCATGTGCCTAACAAATGTATGCCTAGTTGTGTTTGCCTTTGATATTGTATTTATCCAACTTCGCTCAATTCGTATATCCAGGTATTGGTGTTTTCACCTCTGGTTGCAAATATCGCGGGATAAATGTCTACATCATTATTTAGTTGATCTATGATAGGAACACCGTGTAGATCGTCCAGTAATAGGCCCACAGGATCTAGGTCGTCTTTGTAAAACAATAGATCTCTTTCTGTGTCAAATTCCCATGTCCAATGATTGGCTTTGCCTGTTCTTGGATGCGGTAATCTACCATCTTTTATTTCTGGATCTTGTTCCCAGATAACGTTGGCTCTGAGACCTATGGCCTGCAACAGACTATTAAAATTAGCCTGTTGACCTAATTTTGTTTTGTCTGTTTCAGATCTACTAGGATTTGTTCTAGTGATATCTACCAGTGTGATTATTTGATATCGTGCCATGCTGTTATTTACGCAGATAAAAAAAGAGCGGAAATAAATTCCGCTCTTGATCTTCCCATCCCTGAGAATTACAACTAAACTTACGCTTGTAAACCTGAGAATTCAGCAAGCAACGTTGATGTTAAACCAGTAACACCACCAAAGTTTGAACCGACTGTGCAAGTGCCTGTACCTTGAATTGCAACTTGTACAGCGTCAGTTGTTCCTGATGTGAATACACCTGATTCAGTTAAAGGTTGAACACCAACAACTGTGTGTGCATCATCAGTACCAGCCACGCCACCTAATTGTAGAAAAGTAAGTACTGTTTCTAGTTCTGTCAGTGTCATGTTTGTTTTTGCAAGATTGATAATGCGTGTGCGTCCTGCAATACCTTGTCCTGATTTTGCTTTTTTGTTAGCTGGTGCGTATGCTGCTGCGATTGCGTTACCACTGTTGTCTGTGGTTTGTCTAATACTTGTTAAATCTGCCATGTTATATTCTCCTAATTTCTATTAAACTGCTAGACTAAATGTAGCAACGACACTGACAGTAATGTCTGAACCGTAGTCACCAGATGAAGTACCTAATGTACCTGTACCGTTCAATAGAACGTATGCAGGGTCAGTACCTAGTGTAGCTGCATTAAAACCAACAACGTTAAATGCATCTTGTGTTGCGCCAATGTCTGTACCGTTACAGATTTTCTTTAGAACTGCTACTAATTCTGCTTCTGTAGCTGAACCTGTGCCTTTAGCAATAGAAGCAACTATAAGGTTACCGCTAAGACCTTGTGTGTTTACTAATTGCTCGAAGTTTGTTGTGTTGTATGCTAATGCTACACCTGCGTTGGTGTAGGTTTGCGCTTGAATACTTGCGTCTGCCATGATATTTTCTCCTTAATCAAATGATCCCGCTCCGGGACCGGCATAGTATTTATATTTTGGAAGAAAAATCAGGTGTTTTGAGCTTTAATCAGCTCTGAAAGGAGTCCAACGATCACGTGGTACTAGTTTCACTGAGTCTTTGCCTTTGACATAGCCCTCACCACCTGGTTTTCCGCCTGTGGTAGCTGTGATATCACCGCCAGCTTGATCTAGTTCAGCTATGACTTCATTTTTGGCCTTCATTAGTTCACGAACTATGAAAAATAAACTGTCCATGGCTCCTGGAATGCTGTTAGCTAGAGCAGCTATTTTCTGTTGTTTGGGACCCGATACTTTGCTGGTTGACAACCATGTGAAGAACACATCATGATCCAGCATGTCCAGTTTCTTTTCTTTGGCCTGTGCATTAACAAAGGTATAGATGATGTTCTGTAGATCGCTGAGTCCTGCTTGTGGAGTTAATAACTGTGTAATCTTTTGTTGGCTCTTGTTGACTTCTTTTTCAATCGCTGATAAATTATCAGCATTTACCGCAGGTTTGTGATTTACATAAGTTTGCCCAAAAACCATTAGTTCTGGATTGGCTGCAAATGTCTCTGGTGCTGTAAATGGCTCACCACTCTTGTCACCGAAATAGCTGTATTGTTGATGTGCAGCCACAGCCACTTTAGCTCTAGCTATTTTGCGACCAACTTCTGAGTTACCTTTGACTGCGTATGTGGTTTGATTAGGAGTAAAGCTCATTCTGCCGTCGGCACCTTCGTAGGGTTTGCCTGGATGAAATAGTATGTCGCCATAGACATAACCACGAAAATCTTTGGGTGTGGCCTTTTCAAATACAGGCCATAGTGCTGCCATATCTCCAGCAAACTTCTCACGCCATTCTTCGCCTTTGCCGCGGCTGTTGATAAACTGTTGTAGCTCTTCTGGACTTGATGATTTGCCTTCGTCACGACCCCAGTTGTTCTTACCCACTAGACGGAATGTGCCATCTTCGTCACGACCCCAATACACTGTGGGATTACCGTCCCATTTGATAGCAACGTCTTGTGCATCCTGTGCGAGATTTTTTAATATCTCTACAGCACGTTTGCCACCGTTGGGTTCTGTGAATACTAGATCTTCAAGATGATTAAACTCACGGCCTACTTTCTTAGGCACAGGAGCTTCTGCTTCATTGACACTTTCGTTTTTCTTGCGACCAGCACAATGAGCTTTTTGACTAAAACCTTTGGGACTTGAACAGTTGATACTGCGCTTGTATTTGGCTGACCATTTCTCTGTTAGAAATTCAAAGGCTCTCATTTTACCACTTCAATCATTTTACGGAACCAAGCACCTGTGCCTGGAACAAAACTTTCTACCTTGCCTGCTTCGGGCAGTTTAACACCTTCGCGTCCTAGTGTTTCACGTGCATCTGCTACTAGTTCTTCGTAGTTGGGCAATTTAATAACATAGTCTATGATAGCTTCTGGATCTTGTAGATCTTTGATTGTGGCAGTTTGTCCTAGCAATTTTTTAGCGATTTCGTTGCCGTCTTTGGAAACTAACTCTTTGCCATCGCTGCTCATTAATCCGTTGTTAGCACTCCACTTCATTCCTCTTACTCTAGCTATGCTGGCCAGGATGATGTGTCTGTGAGCACCCTTTAGCTCACTGCCTTCGCGTCCACCTTGGAGTGAAAACTTCATCCAGTTAGGTTCACCGAACATAAAGTCTGATTGCACATAACCGTTCTTTTCATCACCACGGATAGGAGTTTTAAAGTGTACAGAAATGCCACTCTTCTTGATCCACTCTTTAGGATCTCCACCCTTCTTGGCGATATAGTCTGCTAGTTTCTGAGCGAATTCATTTTTGTTTACAGCGTTAGCATCGATAGCAAGATCTAGATCACCGGATGTTTCTTTTTTGCCTGTGGTACCCAACATGTTGTCTGTGAGTTCTAGGCCGGTGACAGTTTCTAGCCATTGTACTGTAGGCAGTACGTCTGCTTTGTTTATTCTAACAGTGAGTATAGAACCAGCATCGTCTTTGAATACGTTGCCACCTTCTAGTAATACATCATTCATCTTGTTTGTTTTCCAATAGCTTTTTAGCAGCTTTGCGAGTTTCTACGATCTTTTTAATACCGCGAGTAAATTTTGCTGGGTCTTGACCGCGTATGGCATTTAAGAATCTGCGTTCTAACTCATCTGCTGATTCAGCATCATAGTGTTTGTGCAGAGTCTCTAATAGATTGATAGCGGAATTGATGATGTTAACAGCTCGGCTTTCAAAGAGGTCGTCTTTGTTGCGGACTTCTGCCAGCTCATTCAATTCCTGCAGTATTGATCTTGTTCTAAGTTTCATATACCTTTCCTATCATGTATTTAATCCAATTGTAATCATACCAGAAATACTCATATTATGACATTTTGTGCTAGGTTAATGAAAAAATGCATCAAAATACTGCCATTTGCTCTGTTATATTATATATTCATTCTAAATAAATCACTAACGAAAATTTGTTAGCAACAAGGGAGGTCTTAAAATGGAAGTATTAGCTTTAATTAAAAAATGGGCAGCGGCTCTAGCAGATCTAGGTGTCAGCGTGTTAGCACTGTTGATCGTTCTACAGGTATTATTCAAGGGTGCAGCAATACCATTTTTACCAGTCGTGGATGTGATTGGTTCTGTAACAGGTATCGTTAAAGGACTAGGCGCAGAAGGTGTAGTTGGACTGGTAGCAGTATGGGTACTTTACTCAATCTGGAAAAACAAATAATAATAAAACGTTTCTAGATTGTACCTTCTAAGAGAGCCACTAATAGTGGCTCTTTTACTGACTCAGTATAAATACTGATACACACAGGAGGACACAAAATGTTCAAAAAGATTCTAAACAGCATATGGGATTTTCTCTGCGCTATCGGCGAAGCCAAGCATGCAGCAGATTTAGCCCGCAATGGCAAGTGGCGCGAAGCACAAAAAATCTGCCAAAAATAACATGTTTTACGACTTCCAAGAAGTGCCCTATCAGCAATGGGGTCCTTGGCGCAATCAATGGGGCTATGTCACAGTCGTAGCTCAGTTTGATCACGATGATATCATGCTGAAAAGCATCACTCCCTACAATCGTAAGATCGTTCGTAGATATACAGATTGGGAAAGTTGCCAACACATGATTGAACTACTAGAACAAGACAGGAGATTCTAATGACACACACATACTGGCGACCTATGACTGACGAAGATGTTGAATGGGTAAACAATCCCGCCAAACAGCCACAAAACAGTTGATTATTTTTCTAAAGAGATATATAATACTACACATACACACAAGGAGAACAAAATGTTTACACCAGAATACTTTATCGACAGCGTACAGAACGCTAAGAAACAAGTGATCAACACATTCGTTGTTGACAACACAATCAAAGCTAGTATCATTGAAGTTATCGATGCACAGACAGCATTCGTTAAGACTGCCACGAATAATGCATTGACACTGAGCCAGCTTTTTGTAAAGAATTTCGCGGTCGCGAAATAACAGCAGTACAGACATACACACACAAAGGAGAAAATTATGTCATTCGAAACACCAAAACTACCAGAAGTAAAATTTAACAAAAACGGTTATGAAATCCGTGCAGACATCTTGGCATTAGCCAAAGATCAGTTACAGGCAGAATACAGCTACAAATTCCAAGGTTGGGAAATGACTGCTGCTCGTGATGAAAAGACTGGTCAGATCGTAACTACTGTAGGCATGCCAGAAATGCCAGGACTTGATAAAGTTCTTGAGGCTGCTGAAAAGATGTATGCGTTCGTAAACCAAACTACTAGCAAGAAGTAATTATATTCCCTGCGAAGGGATGAAGAAATACATTATGCCGCATAGCGGTTTATCAGTAAGTTATACGTTACATACAAGAAAGGGCTCTTCGGAGCCCTTTTCTTATGTTCTTAGTTTTGCAAGACCTAACAGCCTAAACAGGCTTAACCACATCCATCCTATATCAAACTCAAACCAACGCTTGCTGAGCTTGGGACTAGCAGGATCAAGATGATGATTATTGTGAAGGCATTCACCACCAATGATAATGCCAATAGGAATAAGATTTCTAGATCGATCTTTGGTTTCTCCATTGCGATATCCCCACCAATGTGCTAGACCGTTGACCACACCCGCGGCCCAAAACGGTATCCATATCATTTGAATACCCCACACTAACAGCCCCCACGGCCCAAAGAGCACAAGGTCTATGACCAACATAATAAGAATGCCCAGGCGACTGTGTGCAGAGTAAATGTTACGCTCTAACCAATCATCAGGAGTACCAACTCCGAACTGATTGATCATAGCTGAATCTTTTGAAGCGTGGTGATATAAGAATGCACCACCGAACAACACACGCCAGATACCGTAGACATGTGGTGAATGTGGATCTCCGTCTAGATCGCTGCGTTGATGATGTTTGCGATGTATGGCCACCCACTGTTTAGTGACCATGCCTGTGGTCAGCCATAACCAAAAGCGCATGAAGTGACTAAGTATAGGGTGAAATACTATTCCTTTGTGTGCCTGCCCTCTATGTAGAAATAGGGTAACACATATGATAGTGATGTGTGTCATCACTAGGGTATAAATTAACATTGACATATATTCTCCGTTTAGTGTCTGTGTGTATTGCTCACTTCAGGATGCCATTCCGGG